GTTCGCAATCACTGAAGAAGCGATTGAGGATAATTTGTATGACAGACTTGCGTCTAGATATACAAAAGCTTTAGCAAGATCTATGGCGAATACTAAACAAGTTAAAGCAGCAAATGTATTGAACAATGCGTTCGATAGTGGTTTTGCTGGCGGTGACGGAAAAGCGCTTTTAGCGACTGACCACCCAACACTTGCTGGAACTTTCAGCAATACTTTAAGCACTGCAGCTGACTTAAACGAAACTTCATTAGAGCAATCATTAATTGATATTAATGCATTAACTGATGAAAGAGGTTTAAAAATTGCAGCTAGAGGAGTAAAAATGATTATTCCTTCTGAGTTACAATTTACAGCTGAGAGATTAATGAAATCTGCTCAAAGAGTTGGAACTGCCGACAACGACATCAACGCTATCAATAACATGGGGATGATTCCACAAGGTTACACTGTGAATAATTTCTTAACTGATACAGATGCGTTTTTTATCAAAACTGATGTGCCTAATGGAATGAAATATTTTGTTAGAGCGCCAATCAAAACAGCAATGGAAGGTGACTTCGATACTGGTAATGTTAGATACAAAGCAAGAGAGAGATACTCTTTTGGTTTTTCTGACCCTAGAGGTATGTTTGGTTCACCTGGAACTGCGTAATAGGAGGAGATAATTATGGCATTATCAACAGTTGGTTTCGGACTTAAACCAATAAATAAATTAGGTTCAAATTACAATAGTACAGGAGTAACTGAGTATAGAGCTTATAGTTACGGAGGTTTTGGTTTAGCTCACCAAATGCCAGTTAGTATTAATACTATGGATGGTGGGATTATAATATCACCAACGTATAGTAAGACTCATACATTAGGTGGATCTTTTGTTGGTGTTCAATATGATGACCCCAACACAAACAAACCTATATTTGCGGATCACGTAGTTGGAGGCAATAATGGAATTCGAAGACCGGATAACTTTGATTTCTCTACAGCTCCAAGTATGTTCGTATATGACGATCCTTTTCAGATGTATCTGATGAAGATTGATGGAGATTTAACTCTCTCTAACATCAAAGGAAACTACAGACCTAATGCATCTCAAGATACTGCAGGTACTTCAGTTAGCGATGATTTTAAAAGATCTATTGTTAAATTAGATTCTTCTACTAGAAGTGCTCAATCTTACAATGCGTTTAGATTTGTTATGTACAGTCTGACTGAAGGAGAAGTTTCATTTGCATCTAGAGGTGTAGATGGATCAACNACTCTTAAAAACAACATTCTTGCAGAAAATAGTGATGTTGTTGTGGCTATGAACAGATCGGTATACAAAGCCGGTACTAAAGCTAGCACTAACGCGTAATAATTTAAAAAAGTTATTTTTATTGAAAGGCCCCATTGATTGGGGCCTTTCTTTTTGATAGAAAGGAAAAATGAAGTATTTAATAAAAATATATACAAAAGAAATACAAACTAAATTTGTTACAGAAAGTAAAAAACCTTTAAATACCATAGAAGATGTACATAAGATAATCATTGACTATATGGGAGAAAATAGTATAGAATGGGAGCCAAATTCGTTACAATTTAATGGCACTGCCACAGGTTGCGAATTTTATATAACCTATGAGGAGGTTAATGATGGCTACGAGCAAGATGGCATTGTTCGCGAGAAAAATCCAACTTGAATCNACATGGAATCAGTTGTTTCTCAAGAATCAAGGAGTGATAACTCCTGATATGTCTGTGTTAGGAGATCAGATCAAAAAAACGATCAGAGAAATCCTATTAACACAAGAAGCTAAGCCTAGTAATCCAAGAGATGGTGAAAATCACCTTTTCGCTGGATAATTAGGTTTTTAAATATATTCTCTACAAAAGTGGTCAACACTTATAAGTATCTATTGCTTTTTTCTAAAATTAGTTATAATTTAATTTCACTATACAATTTAAAAACAATATATAGACGCGTATAGTCGACGGCCTAGAGACTATATATTATAACTAGGAAAAGGAGAAAAATTATGGCAAGAACAACTTTTAGCGGACCAGTCGCATCAAAGAATGGTTTCGAAGTAGTAAACGAAAACGGTGTTAATGAAACACAAGTACTTAACGGTGTAAAAGACTCAAAAAGACAATTTTTAAATGAAGTCTTTTTACAAAGACCAAGTGCTAATGGTGATGTTGCACAAGACAGAACAAACAAAAACTTTGAATTAGTAAATACAGGAGGCAATGATGTAATGGAGCAAAATGCTACATTTCCAGCGCAAGGTTCTGGTATTGTAATTCAGACAACCCCTAGTGCAGGAGATAACTGTGTAGTTGCTCCACATTTAGATACTAACCAAACAGCTTGGACAGGTACTAAGTTTGGAACAGAAAACGAAGTTGAATGGGAATGTTCAATATTTTTACCTATAAACTCAAATGGAAATTCAAAACATTGGGCAGGTTTGAAATTAACTAATGACCATTTAATTGCAACTGACGCTACTCAAGCTTTTTTTAAATATCAATCAAGTGCAACTAATGGAGAAACATTTAGTGATTTTTCTAAATTACATTTTGTTTATAGCGTTAGTGGTACTGACTATGTTAGTCAATTACCAATTGATTTAAATAAAGCAGGCTCTGCTTCAGAACCAAATGGACCTTATCATTTAAGAATTAAAATAGATGCTGCAAGAAGAGTATCCATTTTTGTAAATGGTATTCAGTACAATGTAACTACTACAGCAGGAACTACAGGAACTGCAGTTACTTCAGGTACTGAAAAAAGTCTTGCATTAGCTGATAATGTAAATCTTATTCCTTATATTGGATGTGAAACTGAAAATGCTTCAAATACAAGTTTAGGTATACAGTATCAAAGTATAAGTAAGAGTATTGAGGAACAAATAGCAACACCAACCCCAATTGCTCCAGTCTAATAATAAATAACAAACTCGGGGCGCCTGGTAATGCAGGCGTCCTTTAAAAGGAGAAAAAATGGCAGACACAGTTTTAAACACAACCGTATTTGACGGTGCAAAAAAATTAATAACTCATTACAATGTAGTTGGTGATGGAACAGGTAATACAACAAAAATAGTTGATGTTTCTACACTAGCAACAAGTACCTTAAATGGAAAACCTTGTACAAGAGTTAAATTAATTCAAGTAGATTTTCACGTTTCAGCAAATAACACACATGCTATTAGATTAGCATGGGACGCTACAACTGATGTTGTATTTCAAACATTAAATGGAGAAATGTCTTATGACTATTCAGCTTTTGGTGGGTTAAAAAATACTAATGCGGCTGGAGTTACAGGAGATGTTAATTTAATAATGCCTGCTCACACATCAGGAGATACTGCTACTGTTGTATGTACGTGGCTAAAACAATACGACTAGGAGTATTAAATGGCAATAGCCACAACTAGTAAATTTGAATCAACTTTTTCTATCGATGAAGTTATAGAAGAATCATACGAAAGACTTGGNTTACAAGTTAANTCTGGATATGATTTAAAAACAGCTAGACGTTCTTTAAACATAATGTTTCAAGAATGGGCTAATCGTGGTCTTCATTATTGGGAAGTTGCAAATAATTCTTTAACATTAGTTGATGGTCAGTCTGAATATACAATGTTTAGAGATCCATCAGATGGAACATCTGATGCTACAGCTGTTTATGGAGTAGATGATGTTTTAGAAGCTGTTTATAGAAACTCACAAAATGTTGACTTTCCACTTACAAAAATAAATAGATCTGCATATCAAGCTTTATCCAATAAAACTGAAACAGGTTTACCTACTCAATATTGGGTTCAAAGATTTATAGATAAAGTTACAATTACTTTGTATTTAGCTCCTGGTTCAAATGAAGCAGGAAATACTATTAATTATTTTTATGTTAAAAGAATTAAAGACGCTGGTGATTATACAAATGTAGCAGATGTACCTTATCGTTTTGTTCCTTGTATGACCGCAGGTTTAGCTTATTATCTTGCAATTAAAAAAGCACCTGCAAGAATTCAAGAACTAAAACTTCTTTATGAAGATGAACTTCAAAGAGCGCTAAGAGAAGACGGCTCTTCTAGCAGCTCGTTTATAAGTCCGAGAACGTATAATCCAAGTGTCTAATTTATCTTCAGGAAAATACGCAAAATTTATTTCTGATCGTTCAGGGTTAGAATTTCCATA